GTTTAAGTCAAGCCTAATTCTTCTCGATCAAAACCCAAAGGTTGATCTGACAAACAATCTAATTCATCTCTACTAAAATGTATATATGGCTCTGAGTCTTCTGGTAATTGCGGTTCAGCAATAGTACCAAAGCGTACATCATAAACTTTGTCTCGCTTCCAAGTATGAGCATAAACACTATCAGTCATTGCAAATACCAAAACAAAAGGTTGATTGGTAGCTAAAGATAAAGCAGCTCCCATACGTAATTTAGAAGCACTTAGTAATAAAGTATTGTACTTGTCAATACCAAAGCTGCGGCATTTAACTTCTAACCAGAACGAGGACTCTTGGCTTTCGCACCAATAATCTAGGCCATAACTTACTGGCAATTTATTGCACCTTACGCCCCACAATCCCTCAATAAAACCCGCTACTCGTTCTTCGCGTTTTTGATCGCTAATTGTTTCCATCTTTGGTTTGGTTTCCATATTAACCTCGTTTAATCATCAAAAAAGTTTGGATCAATAGCAACTATTCTTTTCATTGGTCGCCCTGTTGCTTTGACTCTAACATCTTTCTCTTGTATTTCACCTGCGTTCATTAAACGATTAATAATTTCTTTTACTTCAAAAGACTTCATAGATCTGAATAATTCTCTTCTGTCTATATCGCGACGACTGATCCCCATTTCCCCTTGCGTTCTTATAAAGCTAAGAACTTGTTTGATACGACTTTCCATTTCAGAACCTGCAACTTTATCTTCACATGTAGCTACCATTACCTGATCGTAGTAATAGACGTAATCTATTGCCCATTTGGTAATATCGCCCTTAACAACTCTAGCGTATGGATTATCAGCAAGTGCGCATATCAAAGCTAAACGCATTGCTTTTTCTCTAGTTCTAGAAAGCAAAACTTCTAAACCATCTTTTTCTAATTTGTTTTGTTGCTCTACTAATTCGTAAGCCAAAGTATTGAGTAAGTTTTTAGAATCGTCATCAAAAGTTACTAAGCGTTGTTTAAAATCTACTTCGGAATTGTCTCTGGCTATCTGTTCCATTTCATTATTTGTTGCTCGAACATCACGTACCCATTCTAATATATTATGAGATGGCTCAACAAAAGGCACCATTCTGCCTACGACTCTAGGTAGTTTAGATTCTGCAACTATAAAACGATTCAAAAAACCATCAACAATACGACCTGTTGATAAGGCTCCATAAAAGTTTCTAGGTACTGACATACCAATCAAAGTAATTGCAGGTTTAATTGTCGAGCGATCTAAGGCTTCTTCTTGCTGTTTTTGAGTCAAAGTCATCATAGAGTAGTTATCTGGCCTAATTGTCCCGTGACAACGACCCCAAGTCTCCATAAGCACTTGGAGAGCATCTTCTTTGTTAGAGTTAGATGCTTTAGAAATACTTTCTAATCTTTTACCAAACTCATCCATAACTGTTATGTGCGTTGGCTTATGTCTAAGTAAGCTATAAACAGCTCCACTTGAAGTATAGCCATCTCCAGCTAATATCTCGCCATGTCCAGCTCCATCTAAAACAGCTTCCATAACAGTCTTAACATTTTCTTTACCTTGTCCTGATTTAGCAATACACATAAAAAACATAGAACTAAAGTTGTTCATATCGGTTCGATACATTCTGCCTAAAGAAACAGAACCTAAAGCCAAAGCTGTCTGCATAGATAAAGCAGGCTGTTGAATTTGCGCAATGGTTTCAGAATATTCAAAGATATCTTTGATTATGCCTGGTGGATTAAATAAGTCAGTTGGTTCGTTCACATTATAGGTACGTTGAATAAAGGCAGGTGCTTGCTCATTCTTTCTTTCATGGGTCTTTAATATAGAGTTTACTGTAGTAGAAATTTCTGATCTTGGTAAAGGTGGTTTGTTTTGTTGATTCCAAGATTGTACAAAAAACTCAACCATTTCAATACTGACATTCTTAGCGATTAGATTACCCGCTAATCGAGCAGCATTGTCGTTACGGCTTCCTGCTTGAACTCCTTCCATAGAAAATGGAGAAGTAATAGATTTGCCATTTAACTTTTCAGCTCCAGTTATCATTACCCAATGTTCTTTAGTTAAGTTTGGTAAATCGCTAGTATCATGCCAATCCCACCCGTCAATAAATTTAGGTTCGTAAATAGCTCCTGTAGCATGAATATTGTAAGGTGCAATAATCAAACCCCCCACACCTCTAATATCAATTAACTTAGCAGGATCTGATGTGTCAGTTCTTCTGGCAACATAAGTAGTATAGTTTTCTGGATTGTTATAGTAGTAGTGCATACCTTTACCCGTAACTACTTTACAGGGAGTATTGGGTAAATTTTCTTCTGCCCAGATACAAGCTTCTGGAGTATCAGCATCCACTACGATAAATTTTCCGCAGATTAAAGCGACAACCAAATCATCACGATTTTTAAACCATTTAGTTATTTCTGCTGTTGTTGGTTGTCGCTCTTTAAATTGTTGCCAACTGCCTAATTCTTTAGGGGGTACTTTATTGTGTCTTAATAAAGGTACTGGGCTATAGCCACTTTCTGCATAAGCAAGAGCAAGCTCCAACGCAGTATCCTGCGCAGTTGCTTTGACGTCTAACACTATTCAACCGTTTTTTTTGTATCTTCAATTGGGCCAAATATAGATTCAAAATCTAATTTTCCATTTGATGCTTTTATTATTTTTTTGGCTTGATCTATAGAAGGTTGTCTAAGACCATAACGCCAGGCTTTGGTTGAGGCTATTGAACAGCCAAATAATTCAGCTGCTGGCTTGATGCCAATAAATTCAATATACTGTTTTAATGTTATACGTTCCACTTCTCGCTCCTTATATTCTGGCTCCAATCCTTCTGAATATAAACCCATAAGTATTTTTTCGCCTAGTTTTTGTTCTCGGTAAAGATAATTTATCTTCCATTGGTTCTTGTTTTTTTCTTTGTTCATGTTTACAATAGGTTAATTGTTGTTTTCAACATATAGTAACTGAAAACAATATATCAATCAACATTAAACTATGTGGAGATAGAAAAATGAACGATAAAATTATAAATCGTATTGGAAAGCCTACACAGCTAGTTGAACAACAGGGTGCAAAACTGTTGATCTACGGCGAAAGTGGGGCAGGTAAAACTACCTCTTTAAAGACAGCACCAGGTAAAACTCTTGTTGTCAGTATGGAGAGTGGTTTGTTATCTATTAAAGATGCTGAAAACTTAGACGCAATCGAAGTCAAAGAAGCATCAGAAATAGAGGAGATTGCTCAACTCTTAGAGAATGGGTCTTTGGACTATGATACTGTCTGCTTAGATAGTATTACTGAAATGTCAGAGATTCTATTATCGCAAGAGAAAGCAAAAACTAAAGATCCTAGACAAGCGTATGGGAAGGTCATTGAAGAAATGATTAAAACTATGCGTCGATTTAGGGACTTGCCAGTGCATGTAGTATTCATTGCTAAACAAAGTAGAGAACGCGATGAATCAACAGGCATGTTTCATTATCAACCAATGATGGTTGGTGCCAAATTGCCAACGCAAATACCTTACTTCTTTGATGAAGTTTTGGTACTTCGTACTTTTGATGAAGAAAATGCAGAAGGCAAAACTGTAACCTCTCGTTGGTTACAAACTAGACTTGGGCAAGGATATATTGCCAAAGATCGTAGTGGAAAGTTAGATGAGTTTGAAAGTCCAAACTTGACTACTATTATTAATAAACTTGGATTTGCGGAGGTGCAAACAAATGAGTGACTTTGAAGGATTTGATTTTAATATAGAGGACGCTGGTAGTGACAACACAGCGATACCAAAAGGGGACTACCCTTGTGTAGTAACTACTTGTGAGAAGAAGAAATCTAACGCAGGTAATGACATGATATGGCTTGAGTTAGAAATAACTGGCGATAAATATGCAGGGTGGAAAGTTCGAAAACCGTTTATGCTTTGGCAAGATAACCCTACTTATCTAGGGTATGCAAAAGCTGATTGGGCTAGATTATGCAAAGCGTTAGGCTTTGGTAACGATAATCCGCCAAAAAGCGCACACGATTTACACGGTAAACCGTTTACTGTTTCGTTAGCTGTAGAAGAAGCCGAAGAAGGTTCTGAATATGGCGACAGTAATAAAATCGTTGGTTATAAACCCTTAGAAAAACAGTCAGCTCCAAAGCCTGCTGACTTACCGCCAAGTATGGCTGAATCTAAGGCCGATCCCGTAAGTGAGGAGTCTGCTCCAAGCAAACCTTCACTTTAGTCACAACGGCTACGCTAGGGGTCGTCAAGAGCGATAAGCTCAACCTAGCTTTCTTTAGAATATAAATCCCAATTGGTCGCTAAGACTGACAACCAATCGTCCATAGATAAGACAGCTACTTTAGTATGATCTGTAGACCACTCCAGGTTAATAGCTGATAAAGGAATACAAACGCGAACAGGACGACGATTAAACTTATAGATAAGCGTCGGTATTTTGCCAGAACTTGCTTTACAAACTTGTTCCCACCAAGCTGGCCTCAGTAAATCGCCTTCTCTATAAAATTTGCATTCTATTGCATGGTAAGGAATGTTTAAATCGCATAGATCCTTTTGTTGGTATTGATCCAGATTGCGTTTGGTCTGGTAGTCAATACCCTCTTCTATAAAGAATTCATTAAGGATCTTAGCTATATCACGCTCAAACTGAGCGCCTTTGTTTCTGGAATTAATCTTCGGCATTTATATCAAGTGTAACAATATTTGGACTGTTATGAATGGTAGGCTTAGTTCCTTTCAAATACTTCTTATACGACTCTAAGCTTTCAGACATTTCTATCCAGGCTTCATCCATGTGTTTCTCTGTTATCTTAAACACTTTGCTTGCGTAAGGTAGTTTCTTTTCTTGCGCTACAAATACAAACTCTTTGACTCGGTAGCCTGCAGCCTCCAAGCCTCTTCTGTACCAAGCAGCTTGTTGGTCATAGCCGTATTTCAATACAGAATCTAAAAACGATGAAGGACTGCAACTGAACGTGGTTTTGTAATCAACCGCGACAATTTCAAAATCTTGATGTACGCCTTGCGGACTGCAAATAACATCTGGCCTGCATTTGCAAAGCACGTCGTCCTCATACCAATAAAAAGATGCTTCTGGTATTTTGTTGTTGCCGTTTAAATACATATCCGCTTCTGGAATGATATTAGAAGCCATACCTTCAATATCCATATAGTCTTTCTCATTGATCGCGACTAAGCCACGTTGAATAAAGTCTTGTTTTAAGTCTTTATTTACTTTGGTATAAGGAGAGCCAACGATTACGCCAACGTTATCATTAAAAACTGCTTCGCCTTCCACTAACATATAGTGAGCTGCCGTTCCAAAGTTCATAGCTGAAGTAGTTTCAGTTTCAGTCTCTATTGCATGTAGTTGACTATCTGCAAACTTACGCACAAAACTTGAGCTAATTCCTACGTCTGAATGATACACCTCGTTGGGTATCTCTCGTATAATAATCGCATCACCCTTTTGGACAGGGTTGTATTCTTTTAAATCTGGTATGTTCATTTATTTCTCCTAAAATGGTATGTCATCGTCTACCCAATTTTGTTTAGACGTATGTTTTTTACTGTTAAATTTTTCTTGTTCGACCTGATAATCCTGGTGTTCTTTAAAAAACCCCTTAACTGCGTTGTCATCTTCATATTCTAACAACATAGTCTGCACGATTTTGTCGGAAAAAAACGGTTCAGGCCAAAAGCCCATAAAGTTTTTTACTTCCATTAAGTTTTCGTTAAGCGATTTACGCGGATCGTATTTTGGTTTACGAATGGATCGCCAGTATTCTTTTATTGGTAGCAAGTCTTCTTCCTCGCCTTTAAACGTCAAATCAAATTCCGTTTTGTCGTAAGGCAGATAAATAAAAGTTCCGTCTTTCTTTTTGAATGGGTAACATTTTAAAGGTTTACCTATTGTCATTTTTTAACGCCTCCAGATAAGCCTGTTCAAAAACACTTGGGTGACTTTCGTACACATAATTTAAAGCTGTTACCAATCTATTTATTGATCTAATATCCTCTAAAAGCCTATCAGCATGGGCTGGGGTAATTAAACCTAGCCTTTTTTTAGATTTAGCCTGGAGGGTTTCATCTATTAATTTTTTTAGTTCTGTCATATCTTTTCTCCAAAAGTTGAAAAACAATCATAAATTAAATATTTACACTTGTAAACAAATTAGTATATACTAAAAGTAAATTATTTAGGAGAAACATGAATAACATTAAAACTTACGACGGCTATCAAGAAATATTAGATAGAGTCAGAGGGATTATCAATAGCAACGTAACTGATAATAAAGAAAAAATTTTATTAGCAATAGATGACTTTGAAGATGAAATTAAAGAAATTATATCAGGGCGAGCTGATATGCTAGAGATTGAAAATGAGTAACGAAGAATTAAAAATTTTAGAAATAGCTGAATTATTTAGATCATTAAATGAAGATAATAAATATTACGTTATTAAATTGTTACCAAAAATAATGGAAACGAGTATTGAAGATGACTAGAAAAATTAAAAAACAAGAATGGGAAGTAACGCACGGAGTCAATAGCAAAGGCAGACGTTATAAAAAATATACCCGAATTGAAAAAGGGAGTCGGCAGAGGTAATACATACGATCTCTATAATATAATAGATATGCAGTTGCATCTCTTTCTCCGTAAGGAAAGTAAACAAATGACTCGAGGTACGGTCAGCAACGAAGTACCTCACCTTATTTAATATGACTGTAAAAATACTACAAGGCAATTGCCTAGATAAATTAAAAGATTTGCCAGAGCAATCTGTAAATACCTGTATTACTTCTCCGCCCTATTTTGGCCTTAGGAATTATCAAGCAGCAGATCAATTAGGCATGGAAGAAACTCCAGAAGAATTTGTTGATAACTTGGTTAAGGTATTTAGAGAAGTAAAAAGAGTGCTTCGTGATGATGGTACAGTTTGGCTTAATTTAGGAGATACTTTTTTAAAAAACAAACAGTTAGGTTGTATTCCCTTTAAAACAGCTATTGGTTTACAAAAAGATGGGTGGATTTTGAGACAAGATATTATTTGGCATAAACCAGCCCCTATGCCTGAAAGTGTTAAAGATCGTTGTACAAAGGCACATGAATATATTTTTTTGTTGAGTAAGTGTCCAAAGTATTACTTTGATAACGAAGCTATCAAAGAAGATTGTATTGGCAAAGATGAACGTAAATGGTCAGACAGCTACGATAATGTTGGCTCTATTATACAAGGCGATACAAATGCAGATATTAAAAGAACTAAAAGGTATTCTAAAGACGGCAATTTTAAAAGAAATAAACGCTCAGTCTGGACAGTAACTACTAAACCATTTAAAGATGCACACTTTGCAACATTTCCAATGGATTTAATAGAGCCATGCGTACTAGCTGGTTGTCCAGAAAAGATATGTGTTGATTGTGGTAAACCTTATAAACGAGTTATGCAAAAGCCAAAGCAATTAGAGGTAGAGAGAAACAAAAGAAGTGGTTTGGATGACAGAAAGGTTGGTGGAGTATTAGATAAATATAATAGAGAAAATCCACCAAAAGATTTAGGTATGCAAAAACAATGCGACTGCAAAACCAATGAAACTAAACCTGGCACAGTTTTAGATCCTTTTGGTGGTAGTGGTACTACTGGCATTGTGGCTAACAATCATAATAAAAATGCCATATTGATTGAATTAAATAAAGAATATATTGAAATTGCAACGGAGCGTTTGAACAAAGAGTGCGGAATGTTTTTAAATTTAATTGTAAATTAATATGAATGTACTAAGTTTATTTGATGGAATGAGTTGCGGAAGACTAGCTCTTGATCGTCTGGGTATAGAAGTAGACCAGTATTACGCTGCCGAAATAGATAAATATGCTATTCAAGTTACGCAAAAAAATTGGCCTGAGACAATACAATTAGGGGATGTAACCCAAATAAAAGCTAAAGATTTACCCAAGATAGACCTAATATTGGCGGGTTCGCCTTGTCAGGGTTTTTCTTTTGCGGGCAAGCAGTTGGCGTTTGACGACCCAAGATCTGCTTTATTCTTTGAGTTCGTTCGTATCTTGAAAGAATGTGAGCCTAAATACTTCTTACTAGAAAACGTAAAGATGAAAAAAGAGTTTTTGGACATCATCTCGCAACAGGTAGGAGTTGAAGCCATACTCATCAATAGCGCTTTAGTTAGCGCACAAAATCGCCAAAGATATTATTGGAC